AATCTGGAACTTCAGCAGGTGTAGCACAAGGAAAAACATCAAGTGCAGGAAATGGATATCAAAATGTACATCAAACTGGAGCAGTTTCACAAACACCAGGAAGAACACGTGGTGTAACGTCTACTGGCAACGGAACTAAGGGAACTAAGGGTACGATTTCCACAGGTGATGGACTTAAAAATGTAAGTTTAGCAGGAAGCATCCTTACTAAAAGTCTTCCAGGTGCAGTCATTAATCTTCTTTCTAGATTTAAAGGAAAGAGTAAACCTCCTCGAGGACATCCAGAAACAATTGCAAAATCTAGAATTAAAAGACCCCCTCCTATTGATAGAGGTGGAGATGGTCCAGGTCCGCAAATGGCTGCTACAAGCGCTCAAGCAGCTCAACCTATTAAACCTAAAATTCCACCTTATAAACCTTATTACATGGGTTTTGATTTTCAAAAACCTATCAATACAGCAACACATAGACCTCTTCCAATGAAGAGCGGAGGATTGTCAGGAGGCGAACGATTTGGCCCTCCTCCTAAAAAAGGACCTGATCCACACGGTAAATGTCCATTTAGACCTGATGGTATTCGTGGAGTCGGTGCAGTTGAAAAAGGTCGTGGAGTAAAATTCATTGGTACAAAATAATTTAGCTTATTTAGCAGGAATTGTAGATGGCGAAGGCTATTTCTTCCTTGAACAAGCTAGAAAAAACTACCGAATTCCAGTTTTAGGTGTAGAAATGGCGGAAAAAGATGTTATTAAGGCTTTTTCTGATTATTTTGAGTGTGGTCATCTCCTTATGCGAGCCCCTAAACAATCCCATCATAAAATTTTATATCGTTGGCGTGTCCGAGGGCGTCCTGCTATCGCTATATTGAAAAAGATGTATAAATACTTTAGTATACGAAGAAGAAAAAACGCAGATATATTATTTAAACATAAATTTAAAAATGGACCTAGACAAATTATACCAAGAAATATTCCACAAGAACGTGGAATGGTCAAATCGTCATGAACCGATGATGGTTGCAGGGATTTTTTTAGCTCAAGCACTAAAATTTTATAAAAGTGCTTTGTCGAGTGAGGAATATGAAGATATGCTAGAAGTTATTTCAGATAGTTCGCATAGAGTTACTCCTTTGCCACCTCTTAAAAGGACTTTACACTAATGTGGTTTGGTTTAGCGAAAATGGCTCTTCAAGCTGGAGCTAAAGTTTATTCGAATAAACAAAGAACTAAAATGGCAATGTCGGATTCACAGTTGCTGCATGCAGAGCGTATGGCCCGAGGTGAGGAATCTTACCAGGGCAAACTTTTAGAAGCTCGGCAAAACGATTATAAGGACGAAATAGTTTTAGCGATATTAACGTTGCCCATAATTGTGCTCGCATATGGGGTTTGGTCGAATGATCCGGGAGCTATGGAGAAGATAAACATCTTTTTCGAGCATTTCTCGAATTTGCCAAAATGGTTCACAAATCTCTGGATCTTGGTAGTAGCCAGCGTATTTGGCATAAAGGGAACACAGATATTCCGTAATGGAGGAGCTAAGAAAAAATAATGCCTTTTCAATCAGAAAAACAAAGAAGATATTTATGGAAGAATCATCCTAAAATTGCTAAGGATTGGACGGACACCTATGGAAGTAAGCCTGTGAAAAAGAAACACGGTGGAAAAATTACGATATGGGGCGAAAAGCCTGAAACCGTATGGCCTATTATGAATAAAGATCAAAAAGAAGATTTTAAAAAAAGATTTCCTGGTCATACTCCAGATGATGCTATTCCAAAGAAAGCAAAAGGTGGAAGTATGGACCCTTATTATGGAAGCTACATTAAAGGAAGGGTGGATGGCAAAACTTTATCAAATCCCAGTTACCGAAAATACTACAAGGGATTAATCTAATTCGTGGATTATCACACCATCAAATACATTCAAAACAAGCTTTTAAAGCCTAAAATCGACTCTTTAACTACTAAAGTTAAACTAGGAGTTGACAATTTCCCTGAATATAAATATATAATAGGACAAATCAGATCCAGTGAGGATCTGCAACAGGATTTAACAGACCTGCTGAAGAAACAGGAGCCGGATGACGACACAGACACAGGAGAAGACGACACCTAAGCAAAAAGAAGCTTTGCTTAATGCGTATAAAACTGCAGAAGAAGTTAAAGATCTTTTTCTTGATCCTAAGTCTCTTAAAAAATCAGTTCTTGATAGATTGCCCCAACCAACCGGTTGGAGAATTCTAGTCTTACCTTACGGAGGAGTTAAAAAAACAAAGGGAGGCATATTGCTTTCCGATAAAACGCAGGAGACGATCCAAATGACGACCGTCTGCGCGTATGTTTTAAAAGTAGGACCTCAAGCGTACAGAGACACTTGGCGTTTTCCAAGTGGACCATGGTGCAAAAAAGGTGACTGGGTTATTTTTGGGCGCTATGCAGGATCCCGTTTCAAAATAGAAGGTGCTGAAATCCGTCTTTTAAACGATGATGAAATCATCGCAACAATCAGTAATCCAGAGGATATACTGCATTTATACTAGGAGGAAAGATGGCTAAAACAGAGCTAAATAAAGGAAGTGTTGAAGTGGATCTTGATACAGACGATCTTAAGGATCAAGATATTCAAATCAAAGATGAAAAGCAAGAAGAAGAACCTTCTAAAGAGGTTGATCTTCAAAAAGAACAGGTAGAGCCTGATGGTGCGGAGATTGTGCGTGATAAAACGCCAATTGATGTGGTTGAGGAGAAAGAAACTCTTCCGCCAGTCGAACAGGATGATGGTTTTAGTTTAGACAAAGCATCTACTGTCGTACAAAAACGAATCAATAAACTAACCCGTGCAAGACGCGAAGCGGATCGAAGAGCGGACGCAGCTCTAGGTTACGCTCGTGGATTAAAAGATGAAATTGTTAAATTCAAAAGTCAGTATCCTAAAATGGAGGAAAACTACTTAAATGAATTTGAGAAAAGACTTCAAACAGATGAATTTGCAGCGAATACCTTATTGCAAAAAGCAATAGAAGGACAAGATGCAAAATCAATTGTTGATGCTAATCAGAAACTTACCCAGTTAGCGATTGAAAAGGAAAGACTGGCTCAAACCAAGTTTTTGAAGGAACAAGAGGCGAAAGAGCCCCAACCGGATATTATTCCGCCAACGGCTACTCCCCATGCTCCCGCTCCGAGTGACCGAGCGAAACGCTGGGCTGACGACAACGAGTGGTTTCATGATGACGATGTCATGCATGATGCCGCGCTTGCAATCCATAAAAATTTACTCAAAGGTGGGGTTGTGGGGGACAGTGATGAGTATTATAATGAACTTAACAAACGAATACGGAATTATTTTCCGAATAAGTTTGAAAAACAACAGGAGCAAAGGAAACCCGTCACGACCGTTGCCCCTGCAGTGCGTAATCAAGGTGGACGCAAGACTGTGAGACTCACCAAATCACAGATAGCAATATCTAAGAAATTAGGGGTGCCACTAGAGGAATACGCGAAATACGTTAAATAGGAGAAAACTATGAAAAAAAGTGAAACGACAACGTTACCGCGCGAGTCCGAAACGCGAGAAAAACAAAAACGCAAAACGGATTGGACTCCACCATCAAGTTTAGATGCGCCGCCTGTTCCAAAAGGCTTGGTACAGAGATGGGTTAGAGCGGAAACCATGGGTTTTATGGATTCTGCAAACGTCTCCAAGTCTCTAAGAGAAGGTTGGGAATTTGTTAGGGCTGATGCTCTTGAAAAAGAAATTGGTGTTAATGATTTTCCGGCAATACAGGAAGGTAGATATAAAGGGCTCATCGGGGTTGGTGGCCATTTGCTGGCACGGATACCGGAAGAGATTATGCAGTCGCGCAAGGAGTATTTTGAGAAAAAAACTCGAGACCAAATGACCGCGGTTGATAATGATCTTATGAAGGAACAGCGACCTGAAATGCCGATCAATATTGATAGGCAAAGCAGGGTAACCTTTGGTGGTGGTTCGAAGAAATAATTTTTTTGATATCACTATCGAATTTGTTTAACAATGTAACCATACAAGGACGACGACATGGCAAATGAAACAGGAAACTTCGGTCTAAGAGCGGCGAGGCAACTGGATGGATCTCCATACAATGGTGCACAAAACAGATATCGCATACTTAAAAACTATGGGACAGCGCTTTACCAAGGTGACTTGGTAATGACTTCTGTTAATGGAACAATCGAGAGAGCTGGCGCAACTAGCAATCCGGTTGTTGGTGTATTCAACGGAGTATTTTATACAGACCCTACGACTTCCAAACCGACGTGGAAAAATTATTATCCTGCAACTATTTCTGCTAATGACATCATGGCTCAAGTTATCGATGGTCCAGATGTAGTATTCGAAATAAACGCGGATGCTACTTTTACGGTTTCTCATTTGTTCGCTAATTACAAAATTAACGCAACAACTGGGTCAACGTTATCTGGTCAAGGTAGAGAAAGCCTAGATGTAGCTACAGCAGATTCGTCTTCAACTTTCGTTTTGAAAGCTGTTGACATTTCGCAGGATCCTAATAATTCCGACATAACAGCCTCTTCGGGGGTTAATGTGTTGGTTGTTCTAAATGCCCATTCGTATAAGTCTGGTACTGTAGGTCAAACATAATAGGAGATAGACATGGCAATATCACGAGCACAGCTAGTTAAAGAACTAGAACCCGGTCTAAATGCCCTATTCGGACTGGAGTACGACAGATACACAAACGAAACAGCTGAAATCTTTACGACAGAAACGTCGGACAGAGCTTTTGAAGAAGAAGTAATGCTTTCTGGTTTTGGTAGCGCAGCTACTAAAGCAGAAGGTGCATCGGTGACTTTCGATGACGCAAAAGAAGCGTTCACCGCAAGATACACTCACCAAACGATCGCACTAGCATTCGCTATTACTGAAGAAGCAATCGAAGACAATTTGTACGACAGATTAGGCAATCGTTATGCGAGGGCACTAGCTCGTTCTATGGCTAACACGAAACAAGTTAAAGGAGCGGAAATTCTAAACAATGCGTTTAGTTCTTCTCAACTTGGTGGTGACGGTGTTGTATTATGCAGCACAGCCCACCCAACTGTTTCGGGCACTAACTTGTCAAACACGTTCACAACTCAAGCAGACTTAAGTGAGACTTCTTTAGAATCAGCACTTATTAATATTGCTGCATTCATCGACGAAAGAGGACTTAGGATCTCTATTCAAGGGACTAAATTGATACTTCCAAAAGAATTACAATTTACAGCTGAAAGAATCTTAAAATCTCCGTTGAGAGTTGGAACTGCTGACAATGACATTAACGCTATCGCGAACATGAATATGATTCCAGAAGGATATAGAGTCAATCACTACTTGAATGACACTAATGCCTGGTTCATAAAGACTGATACGCCGAATGGCTTTAAACACTTCGTTAGAGCAGCCTTAAGAACAGCTATGGAAGGCGACTTTGATACTGGAAACGTTCGTTACAAAGCTAGAGAAAGATACAGCTTCGGCTTTTCTGATCCTAGATGTGTATACGGATCTTCTGGATCAAGTTAATCTTTATAACAAACACTAATAGAAAGGGGCGGAGTTTACTTCGCCCCTTTTTTTATGTATATTTCACACACTATACAATTATTAATTAGATCTAGACGCGTATAGTCGACGGCCTAGAGACTAGATCTTATAAACTAGGAGGATTATAATCATGGCAAAAACAAACTTTTCGGGACCTATTACAACGGGACCGATACAGAACACAACAGGTAGTACCGTAGGTGTAAATGTAAGAGACGCTTCATTTTTAACGAATGTTGGCACTTTTCCAGTTACTTATGCTAGTTTCGCGGTTACCACTGACGCTAACAGATTAGCTGTTACTGGATCTAATGCAGCTGCAACAACTAGTGTTACATTCGTAGATACTACAGCAAACGTTCCAGGCATTACGTCTGTGGGTGGTTTTGAAATGGCATCTGCGATCACGCTAACATCATCTGGAAATGACTCAGGTCTTACAGCAAGCATTACTGGCACAGATGTTTTCGGGTACGCGCAAACTGAAGATCTAACAATGGCTAATGCCGGCGTTGCAACTTCAACTAAGTCTTACAAAACTGTAACAGCAATTAGTGTTTCAGGAGCAGGTACAGTAGGTACGTTAGAAGTGGGTGTTTTATTAACAGCCCAAGTAACGGTACCGTGTAGATCGTTATTCAACGTAACACCGTTGGGTCAAACGACTTCTACAACAGGTTCCTCTAAAAACTTAGCTAACAACATTGTGATTCCACCATGGTCTAGAATTACAAATTTGTTCTTTCTAACATCTACAGCATTTGATACTGCTGGTCTTGATATGCAGATTGGAGCAAATGTTGCGCAAGCAGCAGGTGCTACTTTAAACAGTTTCGACCAGGACTATTTTGCTGGCGATACTGCTAATGACACAGCAACTGTCGGTAACTGGCATATTCCAGCTTACTTCGATCAGACTCAAGCTCAAGCAACTAATTGTTTGAACGTATCTGATGATGATGCAAGTGGATATGAAATCGATAAAGCGGTTGCAATAACAGTGAACACCGATGATGTTATGACTGCTGGCCAAGGCTATTTATATATAGAGTGGTTACAGAAGGTAAACGGCACTAACTAATAAATTATTCTAAGCTCCTTCGGGAGCTTAGAAAATTAGGGACTTAAAATATGGCAACACAAAATGTCC